CAAGGATAGCTTTTAGGGTAGCCTCTTCCATTGACTCAAGAGTTATTCTTGATAGCAAAGGAGCAGAAAAGCTCCTAGGTAAAGGAGATGCGTTGATGGTGCTTCCGGGAGGAGAAGGCCAGCAGAGGGTGCAGGTATCGTATATTTCAGATAGTGAAGTTAAAAGTATATGTCAACAGATAACAGCTTCTTTAGCTCCCCAATACGAAGAGTCCCTTATAAGCTATGTAGAAACCAAGCCAGAGACTATCACGGGAAAGAATGGCGAGGAGTACGGGAAAGTCATAGAGTACGCTCAAGGACAAGAAGAAATAAGCGCATCAGAAATACAAGCGCAATTCTCTATAGGCGTGGCAAAGGCCACGAAATATTTAAAACAGTTGATAGCGGACGGGATAGTTAGCGAGGAACTTGTTTCTAAGGGAAAGAAAAAAGTTATCTGGAATAATTAATAATATTATGTTATAGGTAAAGACCATGACTAACACTGTCCAAATAGCTTTAAAACTATTAAAAATTCCTGAAGTGCAAGAGCTGTTAAAGATTCCGGCCGTACAGCAGCTGCTGATGGCGCAATCATCTTTGCAATCTGTAGAGCTTGTACTAGAGGAGGCAATGCAATTTGTCGATTCCGTTATTGATAGCCTTACTATTAATAATCCCTCTCCTGCTGAGTTAAATACGGAGATTATTCCTGAACCCGTCGCGCCTGAAGCTAATACCTTTATATTAAATTTTGCTATTCAAGTTAAAAGTAGGCTCAAGGTTGTATTAGATATAGTTAGAGCAACCGCGACTTTCTAGTATGGAAAACTTCTCGGAAGTGAAAAGCCTTCTGGAAGATATCCGTAAAGACGTAAACAAGTTACATCCTGTTTTTGACCAGCTCGTTAAAGAGATACAAGAAGCAAGAAAAGAGCGCAGAGAACTAATCAAGATTACTACAGGAAAGGGGCAAGTACCTTTAAGTGTAGTAATAGTGCTTATTGTGGCTATGGGAGGTACTCTCTTACTAGAAAAGCTACAAGGTAATGATTTTGAGATTTTAGGGTCAGGGCTTGGCGTATCTGGCTCCATCTCAGCAAAACAGCGGCGGAATCAAATACTACAGCAAGCTATAGAAACAAGGGAAAGTAATGGCGAACTGGATAAAGATAATTAACCAGACAATTAAGCGCGAGGGTGGGCTTGCTAATAGGCCAGCTAATCAAGACCCCGGCGGCCTTACTAACTTTGGTATTACCCAATCTTTTTACGAGCAGAACGGCTATAAGGGCTCCGTGAAAGACCTTACTATAGAAAAAGCTAGAGAATTTTATAATAAAACAATCGTTGAGACTTACCGATTAGAAGAACGGTTTGGATATGATGAATGGCTCTCTGAGTTTATGTTTGATTCTATCGTACATCATGGGATTAAAAACCCTATTTCATTTTTACAGATATGTTTAGCTTGTATATTACAAGATACAAAAATAATAGTTGACGGCATTTGGGGGGTCAATACTAAGCTAGCACTAGAGAAGGTTTATGATGACTGTAAACCGAAGGTTTTAAAAGAGGCTTTAAAGGTTGCGCGGTATACCTACCTTTGGACGAGACCTCATGCTGGGCATAATCCCGGCTGGTTTTTTAGGGTAATAAACTTATGACAATTAACTTTTATAAAAAGTTGTTGTTGTTTTTAATTTTATATCAGGGGGTTTATGCGGAATCGTATGCGCAGGGCATTGTCGGGACTAGTCCACTCTCGTTATTCCATCCGGACTTTAAATGTAGCTCGTTGCTTAACATTGCACACCGCCGAAAAGATTTTGCAATTGCAACTTTGTATAAGACCTTTGGAACTAGCACAAAGTGTTTCGAACGAGTCTCCCTTATTAGAAAACGAATCACTAGAAAACACTATAACCGAAGAGGAAAAGTCCGAAGCAAGACGCTCCGAAGTGTTGTCGAAATACATCTACTCAACGGCGCAGGCCGACGAAATAAACGTCTGGCACAACCTGAATTTAGACCGAAAACATCTAGCAAACGATTTTGTAGTAGTATACGAAAACAGGATCCTGCACTTTTATATTCACTAGAGCGGTACTTAATATCAGTCAAAAACCTTATTAATAAACATCCTCATTTAGAGTGGCTAATCTCTCCTGAGCTAGAGTCTAATTGTTCCAATACCCAAGGTAAGACCCTACTAGGGATAGTCCAACAGTGGGCGATTAATAACCTTATAGAAGGTATTAAATATAGTTGGGTATGGAATCCATTAAAAGAGAAACGGATAGAAGGAGCGTATCATGAGCTTCACGGGTTTAACTGGCCTATAGCTCCTTGCATTTATAATTTTGATGGGCTTGATATAAAGATAGAAGGGAGAAACCCATTATCTAACAATATATCTATACATGATGCTAAGTGGATAATTAAAGAGCAAAAAAGAAGATGTGATTTTGTTTTTATCTGGACGAAGGAGATGAACGGCATTAGTAGTGATAAGTTTATTAGTCCACGTTTAAGAAAGGATTATAGTATTCCTTCATCAATTGACTTACTTTTAAAGTGATAGTATATTTATAAATAAACTTTTTTTTATTAGGAGTGTTATGGGATGCGGGTACAAAAACGGGATGTCACCAAAAAAACCATCGAAGCCGTCGAAGCCGTCGAAACCGTCGAAGCCAATGAAACCGCGGTAACTCCTTTACCTTCTATCGAAGAGGCTATCTTTAAAGATAAAGAAGAATTTAGCGAATACTACGACCCTACCCTAACAGATCCAAAGAACTTAGATCCTATTTTTGATAAGGTTAAACTAGACGAGAACGGGTGGGCTGAAAGACTCGTAAAGATAGTATCTAGGATAGATAAAGAACTAAAAAGTATTAAAGGGAAAAATGGATAGCAAGTTTTTAAATAAAGGGACGCTATCGGGGCTAGCTACTATTCTTTCAGGGATACTAGCCATCTTCTCATCTTATGGAGCTACTCCGCCGGATTTGATTGTATCAGCTATCGCTTTACTAGCTGGTATAGTTACGACCAAGGACTCAATAGATGCGAGAAAGTAACAGATTTTACCCGTTAAGTGTTAGCCTTGTACAAACCTCGAACCTCCCCGATTGACACTTAACGGGTTTTTTTATGGCTTCAAAGAGTTTAGAACCAGTTACCCTCCCAAAATTAACAGATACAGCACTTTGGAAGAAATACAAAAAAGCCTTTGATTTATTTACATCTGGTGCTTCAATTGAAGAATCTGCAATAGAATCAGGACTAGAACCATCTTTAGTAGATGGGTGGGCAAAAAACTATTGGAGCGAACAAAGAAAAATACAAGTAGCTGAGACAGCGAAAGAAGTTATACAACTTAATCGCAACCGTGTTGCTAATATCTTAAATGATGTTTTAGAAGTAGTAGAAAAGCAAGTCTCTTACTTGAAAGAAGCAGATGCAATGCTACCCCCACGAGATATAAAGCTACTTGCTGAGACAGCTAAGAATCTTCAAACTTTAGTAATCCAAGATGAAAAGCAGTTACAGAATGCCGACTCATTCGTTGACATTATAAAGACGGCTACTATTCAGAGTGTGGCCGATATAGCCAAGCTGCTTCAAGCGGCTGACCCTGACATAGATTATACTAATATAGAAATAAAGTAGCATGACGACTAATCAGGCAGCATTAAAAGAATATGCTACTAGAATCTACCAATTAGAAAAACACATTACTTTATCGCCTATCCAGAAAGAAGTCAAAAAAGCTATTTTTGAAAAAGGAAAAAAAAAGATATTTTGCAGAAAAGGCCGGAAAGCTGGCGGTACTGAAGTGTTGCTATATGTTGCTACTAGAATCGTAGGAACACAAAGAAATAAATTAGGTTATTTAGTTTATCCTGATTCTCCTAGTGCTGATAGGATATTAAATCAAACTAACAGAGTACGAGCGTTTTTTCCAAAAGAATGGGACGTAAAAATTACTTGGACGGATAAGAAAAGAGAAATTTTTTTCTCTGAAATAAACAGCCGAATAGTTATAATGGGTGCTCACCAATGGGAATCCATGCAGGGCTTTGAATTTGACTTTTGCGGATTTGATGAACTAGCAGACCATGACCCAAGAGCTTATCAATACTGTTATCCTAATATAGCGGCTAGGGATGCTGTGTGGATGGTGATAGGTGCTCCGCCGTTATCTAAGACTAACTTTTATGTAAAGATAGAGAATGAGGCGTTAGCAAGTAGTAATGTATGGGCGCACTTTTGCTGGAATCTATACGATAACCCTTTCCTACCTGATAGCTTTGATATAGAACAAGAAAAGATTCAACATGAGATTAGGGGCGATTGGGACATTTGGTTAGTGCAATGGATGGCCGAATATATAACAGGCGGCTCGCGTTCTGTTATAAAAGCGTTTAAATCAGATGTGCACGTTAAGCCTTATAATGAAATTTTAGACCTCTTGAAAGATAATCCCGGCACTAAGTGGTTTGGTTTATTTGACCCGGGTTTTGCAAAGTGTTTTGCTGCGCTATTAGTTGGGTATTTAGGCAAGACTAGGACGGTTTATATAGTAAGAGAAATTTACGAGACAGACAGGTTGAAAATATCTTCTCGTAAAATATGGGAAAGATTCCAAGAAATAGTCTCTGAGTGTGTACCTGCTTATTCTCGTGTAACTTGCATTTACGATTCGGCAGCACTAGGATTTGCTAGTGAATTACGAGATATAGGGGTCAATCTCCCTTTGATTCCAAGTAATAAACAAAAAGACGATGAAGATAAGTATTTTAGATTTATTAATGATTTATGTAGCCAAGACAGGTATATAGTCACGACAAAATGCCCAGCTACTATATTTGAAATAGAAAACTACTTGACAGATGAAAGCGGAAGATATCCCGATAAAGACAATCACACTTTAGATTTACAGCGTTATGTAGTAAAGTGGTTAGAAAAAAATATAGCAGGGTTTGAAGATAGGCAAGTTATAGTTTCACCTGAGAGTGTTTCACATGTAGCGTTGGCAAAGCATCAACTTTGGGGAACTCCGATAGAACCTGCTGAGGATTGGCCGTTTTTATGAATGATTTACACATTGCTATTATAGGGGCGATTATCCTTAATTTTTATTTATTGGGTAGACTATCTACATTAATACAGATAACTAAAAAGCAATCTGATATAACCGCACTAGCTTCCATTCATGCGTTAATATCCTCTGAGGGGCTACGTCGTTCTACTATTATTCAAAGGATTATAGAAAAGTATAATATAGTTGATAATGACCTAGCTAATAAAGCTAATGAATTAGACAAGGAACTGCAAGACGCTATTTTAGGTACTTCCGAGAAAATAACAGCCGAAAAATTGAAAATAAAACAGGAACTCTGGGGGGCGAATAACTTAAAGCCTGAGGACTTAGTATAATGACATCCGCTTACGACACAATCTTACAATACCAAGAAAGAACGATAAAAGGCGGTCAAAGCTACGCGACTACTAACGAGCTATTCCCCTTCCCTTTAGTTGCTTATGCTGATGATGAAGAAAAGTTATTAAATTGGTTAGAGGATACATGCGAAGCCTTGCAGATTATGCAAAGAGACCGCGCATGGCAGATGATTGAGAATGTCAACTTTTATAATGGTATTCAGCATCTTGCTGAAAACGAATTTAGTGATGGTATCGCTAGAGATATGAGAGGGCAATATCTCCAAGATGGTGATATTTTTGTAATGAATCATGCTAGGGATTTTATTAATCAAAAAGTCTCGATGTTAACTAGATTTAAACCTGCAATAAACGTGCTTCCTTGGAATAGCACCTACCACGACAGGTTAGGGGCTAAGTTTAGCAAAAGAGCTATTGACACTATTTTTTATGAGAACGAAATAGGCCAGATTGCAAGAGATGTAGCTTTTCATGCTGCTACTTGCGGCGAAGGATACGCAAGAATCAAGTGGGATAAAACTATAGGAGAGCTTACTCAACAACAAGCACAAGCCAATATAGCAGCGCGAGAAATCGGGCTGATAGATCCGAAAGAGATTATGACTCCTTATGAAGCCTCAGATGGTAGCATGGTTTATTTTGACATGCAGCAGAGGCTAGGAGATGTAAGGATTGAATTTTTATATCCTTGGATGGTGCTTAAAGAACCTGCTTATTCTTGGCGCGATGTTAATTATCTCTTTGTATTGCATGTAAAGCACCTAGAACAAGTTAGGATGGAGAATCCTACCGTAGATATAGATGGAAGCATGGGGCGAACTGATGGCCGATATAAAGGGCTATTTACTAGCTTTTTAGGTGAAGGCGAATACGTCGTAGAGGTAGAATTTTACCACAAGCCTACTGAATTTTTAGATTCTGGTTTTTATGCTAAGTTTTGCGCCGGAACATTGCTAGAAACTGCACCTTTACCTTTTAAGAAGCTCCCTATAGCAAGATTAACAGATTATGACGACTTGATTACTCCTCATGGACGGTCGTTTTTAACTGATATTAGGCCGCCATTAATACTACATAATAAGTTATTAAATTTGATGTATAGGAACGTCGCAATAGCCGGTCATCCTAAGCTATTAGTGCAAAGGGGAACTGTAAACCTAACCTCAATGGCGGCGGGTCCTCTCATTGTAGAATATGACGGGCAAGTAAGGCCGGAGATTATGACGTTTAATGCAATTGGTGGGGAAGTATTTAGCCTAGCACAAAACTTTATGAACCAGATTCAGCAAGTGGCTGGAGTGTTTGGTTTATCAAGAGGCGACACTGTTCCCAATGCTAGGGCGGCTGAGATTCTCAGTATTTACCAAGAGCAAGAAGAACAGCGGAACGGACCCCTAACCGACAAGTGGATCGCATGGATTGAAAAACTTGCAAAGTTGACTCTTGATTGTGCTGCTGAAAATTACAAGGCAGATGACAACCGAGCACTAAGGATTTTTGGTAAAAATAACGGTTATAAGCTCCGTAGATTATTAGATGTTGATGGACTGAAAGGTCCTTCTTCTGTAATTGTAGAAAGGACTACAAGTCTAGATGATACTAGACAAGGGAAAATAAATAAGATTGTACAACTGCAACAGCTCCCTATGGGTGATGGTGCTCCTGGAGTGTTTAAGCGCGAGCAGATTATAAGGATGCTTGATTTAGCTGATACAGAAACCTTTTTCGACTTGTATACTGCTGCGGTAGATTCAGCACAAAGCGAAAACGAAGATATGTACGAGGGGCTACCTGTGGAAGCTCCGCAACCGTACCAGAATTTGCCAGTGCACTGGAACGAGCACTTCTTATTTATGCAATCAAAGGAATTTTCAGACACAACAAGTGTCCCGCAAGCAGTTAGACAGTATTTTGCGGAACATCTTTTAGCTACTGAATATTTGATGTATGAGAAAGCCAAGAAATCGTTTGCTTTTGCTCAAGAGCTGATGACCATGCCTCACTTCCCTTGTTTATTGGAGATAGGGTCACAATCAGCTATACCTGAGACTCAAGCGACTATTGCACAGATTCTTTTACTTCACCAACAGCCGCCGTTACCAGCCGCGCCGATGGAGGTAGCTCCAGAGGTACCAGCTACTACGGAGGAACCAACTGTATAGATAAAGAGGAAAAATGGAACAAACACCAAGCGGAAACAATACACCAAGCTTTGATGGATCGAATTTTAACATCGACCAGATGAGCCGATTGATAGAGGAAGTCGAAACTAATGCTGAACTGGACGAAGTGGCTCCTTCTGCTGAAGAAACAAGCGAAGAAAAAGTTGAGACACAAGAAGAGGGAGATGATGCTCTTAGTGAATCTTTGGAGGTTGAGGATTCTAGCGACGACGAAGAAAAAGACGAAATAGAAGAAGATGCTGAAAAACCTGAAGAGCCTGAAAGTAAACTAATTAAGGCTAAGAAAGGAGATAAAGAGTTTAGTGTCCCTGAAGATGCAGTCGTTCCGGTAAAAGTCAATGGCAAAATTACTCAGGTACCTATTAAAGATTTAGCTGCTGATTATAGCGGTAGGACTGAAATACAAAAACGATTTACTCAATTAGACAACGAAAAAAAGACTTACGAGAAAGAAAGAGACTCTTTTGTTACCCATAAAAACGAGATAAGCGCACATTTGCAGCTTATGGCGACGCTGGAGCCTGATGAATTTATTCATCATTTAGCGACTTTAAAAGGCGAAGACCCTGACGAGCTATATGGGCGGATGGTGCAAAAAACCGTTGAGTTAATCAACACAATGGCTGGAATGACTCCAGAAGTTAGAAAGATTTATAATGAGAACAGGAAGTACAAGATACAACAAGCACTTGCGCAAAAAGCAAAAGAGCTAAACGAAAGCTCAACTAAAAAAACAAAAGAACAAGAGGTTAAAGATAAAGCAAAACAACAAGTATTTGCACAGATGGAAAAACTTGAGATTACACAGGATGAATTTTTTGCTGCTGGTGAAAAGATGGCCACTCTTATTGATGAGGGTAAGATTGAGGGTAACTTTAATGAATACGATATTCTAGAATGGGCTAGAGAAGAAAAAGTATTGACATTGATTGATGATACAGTTAAAGTCGAGCTACCTAAAGCCACTACTGAGTATAAAAAGAATCTCAGGAAAGCTTTAAAAGCTGAGGAAGCCTATTTAGGTAGGTATCTAACTACAGATGAAATCTCAGCTATAGTTGAGCGATTAATTAAAGATGATCGCGCGGCTGTTAAGAAAAACCTAAGTACGAAAGCGGATACCGCTACATCTCAAAGGGCACGTTCTAAAACAGCAAACACAAAAGATGAAAAACTAGTCCTCTCCGACTTTATGAGATTTATGGGGAGAGTTTAAAAGTGTTTGTTAAAATTTTAGAAAATGTCCAATATTACAAAACTTACTGATGCAGATATTGCCCGTTTACTTAAACGGCGATACCGACCTTTAGCCAATAACACTTACGCTTTTTATGATGCGATCCTTGCACAATTCCCAAGCGAAATTGGAGGATTCGGCGAAGAGTTACAAAGAACAATCCAGACCTCTCTAGGTGGATCGGTTGGTGCGTCTTTAGACGGCTCCGCGCTTCCAGGGTCTAACGTAGCGGCTACTATCCGTGAAGCACATTCAGGAAAACGACACTACGCTAGAGCGATGATTGACCAATACGCTATTGAAAATAGCAGACAATCTGAGGACGCAATAGTAAAAGTTGTTGACTTTGAAATTAAAAATAAACTTCTCTCTTTCAATAGAAACCGAGCGAGAAATTTTTTCAACGATACAACCGGAGTTTTAGGACAATTTAGTGCGGCCTCTGGTATAGGTGGGACTGCTGCGAATCCAACAGTAACTATTCAAAGTGGCGGACGTTATAGACGACGACCATTACACTTTGAGCCAAAAGATTTTGTTAACGTAGGTGAAGCCGGTTTAGTTGCTAGCGGAATCGCGGCTGCTATTCCTCCTTTTACAACTGCGCCTAACTCTAGCGTATTTGAGATAACCTCATATAACAAAAACACTGGCGTACTTTCATTAAAAAGAATAAGCGGGTCTTTAGATATTACAACTGGGTTAGATGCTCTGAAGTTTTATAACGTATACATGCAAAACTCTTGGACTGCTGATAGAACAGGGATTTTTGATGTATTATTTGCTAGCTCAATCTACGGAGTGACGAAGCAATACCGCTACGAGCCTTTTATAGTACCAGGGACAACAGCATCGGATGTTGGGGGCGTAGAACTTACACCAGATCTAATCACTAGCGTATTTGACCAATACAGCGCAGAGACAGACGGAAAGAGTTTTACTCATATCGTGCTCCCTCCTTTACAATGGCGGAAACTAAAAAACCAATTAGAAGGCCAAGGCGTAAGACTCCAAGGAACGACCGTAAAAGCTGCAAGCTCTGGAATAGGCGACAAAAACGTATTTGCTGAAATTGGATACAATGCAATCAAATACTACGGCCAAGACAACAACTGCGTATTAATGCAACATAGATTGCTACGCGATGACATGGTAGTATTCTTTAATAAAAATGAGCATGTTATCCGTGATATTATGCCCGCCGGTTGGTTTGAGAAAGACGGCACGATGTGGCTAAGACTACCAGAGCAAGACTTCTACGAAGCGCGGTATGGTTGCTACGGTGATAACTTGTTTAACCCTTACCACTTTGGATTTATTCAGAACCTATCTATCACAGAAGGATAAGAATGGGATTTTTAAGACCAAGATGGATTGAGCAGAAGCAAGATTTAGGCTTAATCCTTATTACATTCCGAGTAGATGCCTCTGAGGTACCTGCCACAGCTTCCGCAAAAGCTACCGATGCCGCGAATAAAGCGGCATTACCTGAAGGATGGAACCATGCGATAGTAAATAAGCCTGCTACTGGTAGGTTTGTTTTTAGCTTATCGGCTCCTTCGGCTAGGGACATCGTAATCCAAGGTATTACTATAGAGGGGACAACCGCTAGACTACATGGTGTGACTGCCATAGGTAAAACGGGTTTTGAAGTGCAGACGTATAATAGCGGTGGAACTCTTACAGATAATGATTTTTTTGTAACTATAGGCGTGTTTAAAACTAACAAGGTTTACTAATGGGTGTTGATAGAGGACTAGAAATTTTAAGCCGATTGGTACGCTTACAAAGCGATGCTGGAGACATAGAAATAGCAAACACTGATGCAACTGGGAAGCTATCAGCTACGCTAGGAGCATCGGCGATATTAGAACTATTTGCTGGTACTGATAAAGTCATTGACGTAGCTGCTGGATTAAAACTCAAGATAGAGACAAAGACAGCAACAACCGCGGATGCTACCGAGACGTTAATATGGAATCGTGCAGTCCCGACCTCTGGATGTGTGGGGGCATTGGCTTTTGTAGTTGCTAAACATACAGGCGCAAACGCTGATGGCCTTGTAGCTGTAGTTTGGAACGCTTGCACAAACAACGCTGGTACTACTGCAATACTTAACGCAACAGACGGCGGATCTGTAATAGAAAATGCATCGGGATCGCCTACTACGGATTTTGATGTCAATAATACAGCGGACACGATAGAATTAAATGTAACTGGTATAGCTGCGCAAACTTATAAGTGGACGGCTATTATAGCTTCATTTGAAGTAGTTTAACGCTATAAGAGGGGGTATCTTCTTTTATACTGGAAAGGTGGAATGGCTTATAAGACTTTTGCAACTTCTGGGGTTGTAGCGGCTGCTTCAATTGCGGTGACTGGAAACGCTCCTACGCAATTAATTACAAACACTAGACAGGCGGTCATCGTTGCTATTGAAAATAAACTAGATCAACCGTTGCAGATTTTTTTTGATAGGCCAGAAGCTCCGGCGGCTGGTGCTACTCCTGATTTAGTGCTTTTAGCTTCAACTAACATCACTTTAGATTTGCAAGCAAGCCGACGACGAACATCATCAACAATTTATGGAAGGATTGGGGCTGGATCTGGTAGTGGATCAGTGGTGGTTAATATAGTAATGTAAGTTTATGAAGATAAACTGGGGCAATATACTAACTAATACAATCCAATCAGGGCTTGAAGTTGGAGCAAGTTACCTTGCCGGGGAACGACAACGAAAAGAGCAAGAAGAGCAAGAACAACAATTACAAGTCCAAGAAAACATTGCAGATGAAGAAGCAAGGCGGCGATTTGATGAGATGATGAAATACCGCTACGCTGCACTTGCACAACAAGGCGCAGGTGGTGGGACTGACCCTAAGTTGTTAGCATTAAAACAAGCTGAACTTAAACTACAACAAAAACAATTAGCCGAAGAAGTGAAATACAATCAGGCTGTACTTGCTGCAAGAGAAAAAGAGGCTTTACAAGAGGGCTTTTTTAGAAAGCTACAAACTCAAGGTGAAGCGGAGCGAGTAAGATCCCAAGGATTCCGCGATTTATTATCGGCCTACCAGACAGCGTATGGCAATAGATAGCGACCCCAAGACTATTATTGAATACACTATTCAAGCGGCAGATTTTTACGGAGTGCCGCGAGCGGATGCGCTTAGAATCGCTGCTGCTGAGAGTAGCATGGGAGCCAATACGGCGAATTATAAAAATAAAGATTATGTAGGAGCTTTCCAATTAGGCGAAGCTGCTGCGAAAGATGTAGGAGTTACTAACAGAAACGACGTTAAACAAAATGTATTTGGTGGAGTTGCGTACTATAAGCAGATGCTAGATGCAAACCAAGGGGATAGAAACCTTGCTTTAGCTTCTTATAATGCTGGGCTAGGAAGAGTTAAACAAGCTGGGGGTGATATATCAAAGCTTCCAGTGGAAACTCAAAACTACGTTAGAAATACACCTAACATAGACTTAACACAATATGGGGTTACGCCTAGCCAGATTGGTTCGCCTATTCCTTCAGCGAAGAAAGCTAGTGTTAGCGCATTTGGGCAACCTTTACAAAGAAAGCAGGTTAGTAATGTTCAACAACCTAATATTAGAGATTTAGCCGAAGCACAAGCGAAAGAGCGACTCCAAGAAGTTGCGAAAAATAAAATTAGTAGCCAATTATCAAACAAGCCAACGGCGGCTTCTCCTAGCATGTTCTCTGTATCAAATATCGGTAGCTCTGGTAATGTGATACTTCCAGCAGCGGGTGCTTATGGTATGTATGATTTATTTGGTAATGACAGACGAGGGGGGCGAGCTGTTATCCAAGGTACTGCAAGTGGCGCAGCGTTAGGATCATATTTCGGACCCATGGGGGCGGCTGTAGGTGCTGGGGTTGGTACGTTATTAGGTGGTGGTGCTGCTTTGATGAATAAACCGCCTAAGACTAAGAAAGAAGAGCAACGCTGGCAAAGATTAGCAAAACAAGGTTTAGATATTCCTGATTGGGTACAAGATGGGGTCAACATTAAGGCGAAAGATGCTGGATATAGAGCAGATTTACCTTCTGATTTTATTGGGGTGGCTCCTACTGCTGGTAAAAGCTCTGGTGGTATAGCTGATCAAGCTGGCTCGTGGGTCAACAATGCATTTGCAAAAACTAGGGATGAAAAATACCTTACCGGTAAAGATATTTGGGGTTATGCTGTATGGGCAGAGAAATTGGGCAACTCATGGATGGCTGGAACTTCTGAACAACGCGAAGCTATAGCAGACGAGGCTTTAAAGCGAGGTTTAGTAGATGAAGCTAAGGGAACTATTAACATCAAGAATGACCCTGAATTCTGGAAGTTTGCAGAAAGCACAATAAAAAACATACCGTTAAGTAATTCGGTTAGAACAGCTATAACAGGTTTAGAATCAGGAAGGATGAAGCCTGTTACGCGACCGATTGCTTAAAAAGCTACTGTTTCGTATAATTAAAACTAGTTTTATCAAAGTAAAATAAGATACTTTATGAAAAAATGTGAATACTGCGGCAAAGTCTTAGAAAAGATGGACGACGAAGAAGTTTCAGAAGATGAGATGGAAGAAGAGGAGCCAGAGGAAGAAATAGAAATTAAGGTTATTACCGCCGGCAATGAAAAGATGGGGAAAGGTGTTAAGACTTTAGGCGATATAGCGGAAAAATTCTTTAAAAAGAATAAATAATGACTCTTATTTATGTGGGTGAACTTGTTTTACAAAGTCGAGAGGATACACAGAACCTTTACGATATCCCCACGGCTACAAGCAAAAGAGGCATTACCGACGAAGCGTATGTCAGATATTTGAATTATGCCCAAGAGAGCATAGAGCGGCAGATTACCGCTAAGTATTCCAACATAATGTTTAACACCGCTGAGATAGCAATAACAGAAGGTGTAAATAAATACTCGCTCCCTGATAATGTTTATTTAGGGCTAAGAATTGGCCTTGTTCAATACTCACGAGATGGCAAAGAAGAGAACTTTGTTACTTTATATCAAAAACCTGATTTAGAAAATGATACATCAAGCGGCACTCCTTATGCTTGGCATAGGGAAGGACCTTTTGAGCGTGATAGTGTTCAGATAGTAGTTGAGCCTATCCCTACAGGTGTTATATCTGGTGCTAAGTTGCGCGTACGATATCAGAGAGCAATAGACCGCCTATCTTTAAGGATAGGTCAGATAACCTCTGTAACGGTCGCTGGTGGCCTTATTACGGCGATTACTTTAAACAATAGTACAGCACTTACCGACCAATTAAACGCGGCAGCACTTAACCGCAAGCCTTTATGCATCGTTTCACCGGAAGGTATACCAGTTGCTTATAATCTCATTTATACTGGTTATAATAGCTTATCTGGAGTAGTGACGTTAGCGACTCCCTATAAGTCCCCTATCCTATCGACGCGAGCGCCTCAAAATAACGACTATATAACACTAGGCGAATACGCTACGACACATTGTACACTTCCACAAAGCGCACAAAGTTATTTGATAGAATACTGTAATCGTAGGATTAAGAAGCGCGAAGCATCCAAGGCAGATTGGCGAGCTATAGACCAAGAAGTAGCGCAGATTGCATTTGAGATAAGCAACGCTTACGCGATGAGTGACAGCACAACTCCAAAGCCTATTGCATTAACTGGATGGGCTAAAAATATGCTTACAATAGATGGCGTATTTAGACGGGGGTTATAGGTGGTTAACATTGTCAACAATGACGCGCAGATAAAACAATACTTTGAAAACGCGCAAGGGATTCAAAGAAAATTAACGCCATTAACAGCGAAAGAAAACTATTTTAAGTCTTTGCAGAATATGCAATTAGGACTGGGGTATTCTTTAGAGGGTGAAACGGGCTTTCAACAGATAGGCCAATTTGGGCGATTTTATGGGCTAGCTAGTTATAGTTATTTAAATACTAGTACAGGAAAGAATCAACAAGATTTACTCGCTTTTAATGGTTGGATGTGGAAGCTAGTCGAATATGGTTTTACTATAACAAGGGTATCCGGTAACACTAGCTGGGGCTGGAAACATTACTATAGCACATCGGCTGGACAGTTTAGATTTGAAATTATCCAAGGCGGCGCGGTTGTTTTTAGCCAAAATTTAGGCTCTGGATTAGAGGAACTCCCGTATAACATTGACAACTTGATAGTTGCTATAAATGCTTCGGGGATATTTACCGCAGCGTATACTACAACACCTTCGGCAATTAGTAACGCTAATCAAACTGTAATTGGTCCGAATCCTATCATCTCGGTAGATTCTAGCAGATTAAATGCTAATGTAGGCGACTACTTAACTTTTTATAATTACTATAACAGCTTTAATCCTGGAGTCTTTTTAAATAGGAACTCTTTATCACAAGCACTAGTAACAGCCAAAACATCTTCAACAATCTCGCTTCAATATCCTGGGTATATCCAACTAAAAAACAATCAAGGGTTAGGTTTAGCGAGTGCCCCGGCTGCAAACATTCCTTTACAGGAAGTAGCTGCGAATACAAATAACACTAAAACTATTCCATTCCATTCTTGGACTAAGGTTATATCAGCTTTAGATTCTATCCCTAGTATTGCATGGACTGGAATTGTAGCTTTAGGTACTGATATTTATGCGACCGCTTACGATGATGATATATATGAACAAGTCAATTTAAACGGGGAATTTTCTAAGCTAAAGGTACTGAATCAAAGCAACTGGAACGGTATCGACATTTTGGGTAGTAATATTTACGCATGCATAGAAAATGGGGATATTTATAGACAATTAAACGGGTCAGGTGCTTTTACTGCGCTTAATCAAACATCAAGAGCATGGCGAGCTTTAGGAGCGCAAGGCGCGGACATGTACGCGTGCGTGACTAATGGTGATATTTATCAGCAATTTGGTGGAGCTGGTAACTTTATAGCACTAGGTCAAACTTCTCGAAACTGGGCAGGTTTAACGCAATTAGGCGACTTTTTGTATGCTAGTGTAAATAATGGGGATATATATAAAGCCTATAGAAAGATTAATCCTCTGGCTCCATTAAATCAGACTTTAAGAAACTGGATGGGAATGACTGTTAGGGGTAGCGATGTATACGCTGCCACAAACGGTGGTGATATCTACATGCAGACCAACGGGACAGGGAACTTTAACGCATTGAGCCAGACTTCTAGGGCTTGGCGCGGAATGACTAGTAGAGGAAATAATGTATATGCTACCACAGACGGTGGTGATATCTACATGCAAACCAACGGGACAGGGAACTTTAACGCATTGAGCCAGACCTCTAGAACTTGGTTGAATATGTGTACTTTTGATGGTGATGTTTACGCAGTCACCTTTGGTGAAAGTATATATGTCCAAAAAGATGGGACAGGCAACTTTATAACAACAGGGGCAGACAATCGACAGTACAGAGGGATTACAAGCCTTTCAAGGAAAACTTACGAAAATTATTTATACGTTAGCGGTAACAATGATATTTATGAGTCGCGGCGGATAGTCAGGCTCAATCAAACTTTTCGCTCTTGGTACGGTATTACATCTTGGTATGATAACATATATGCATCCGTCGTTAGTGGCGATATTTACAAGCAAACTGGGGGGGCAGGTAGTTTTGTAGCTTTAGGCCAGACAGCGCGAAGCTATCGGCACATGACAACTTTTAATAACCATGTTTATGTGACGGCACGGAGTCCCGATAGCCAAGTTTATCAACAATTAAATGGGGTAGGTAATTTTATATCTTTAGGGCTTACAAATAGGGAGTACCAAGCAATTTGCGGTCATTCTGGGGCTAATCCTGGGCTATATGTTACCGTTATAAATGGGGATATATATAAGCAAGATAATGGAGTGGGTGCCTTTAATGCATTGGGACAAACTTCTAGGGTATGGGCGGGAATCGCGTCATTTGGGAATGATGTATATGCGTGTGTAGAGGGCGGAGATATTTACAAGCAAACGAACGGAACGGGAAATTTTGTAGCTTTAGGACAAGCTACTCGAAACTGGGTAAGTTTATTTGCTTATGACGGCGACATGTACGCGACAACGTATGGTGTTGATGGTAATTTATATAGACAAGTTGGGGGTACTGGTAACTTTATTTCATGCGATCAGGTACCACGAGATTATCTTGGATTGCATGTACCTTCTAACGGTGACTTGTATGTGTGTGAAAATAACAAAGATATTCATAGAGGGTTTAAACCGTTTCATTTCACAGCATTAAACGAAACAGCTAGAAACTATTGGGGGATGGCTACTATAGGAAAAGACGTTTATGTGGTAGTCCCAAGCGGTACAGTTTATAGACGAATTGGGGGGATGGGGAATTTTGTAGCGCATGTTGATGGTCAAAATAGCTCAAATATGACCGCTTTAAATAATAAGCTTTATGTAGCAGGATCAAGTAATAATGATATTTTCGCAAGCCTTCAACCTGAGGAGTTTACGCCATTAAGCCAAGCTACGAGAGCATGGCGAGGGATGACTACACAAGGCAACGATGTTTATGCTTGCGCGTATAATGATGATGTATATAAGCAAACAAACGGGTCAGGAACTTTTGCCGCACTAGGGCAAACTACAAGAAATTGGACGGACATCACAGCGCAAGGATCCAACTTATACGGATGCACCGACAACCAAGATATATATAAAATACCTGCTGCTGGGAATCTTTTAGAATCAGTTACAAGCGCAGCTACTCAAAGTATGCCATTTGGTAACTGGTTTATAGATAATGATTTAAATTCTGAGACTTCACCTCCTTCTAATATAAACGTAGCTAACGCTCAACAGGCTTTTTACGTTGTCACACCTAGCGCGACAAACCGCGAGCATGAGGGATACCCAAACAGATATGATGGCCGATTTATTTCAAGGGCAGGTTTACCACGGCCAACAATTCAAAGCATAAGCAACACTGGATCAAGTACCCTAACGAACACTTATTATGATTATATAGTAGTAGCTAGATATAAAGACGCTAGAGGGGTGATAATTGAATCAAGAGCAAGCGAGCCTTTTAGGATAAATAGAGGCTCAATTTTTACCTCAGCACCTTCTAATATCACAGTAAATAGCATTAAATTTTCTAGTGGTTTTAATGTTGGTGGTGTTAAAATAGTAGGTCCGAACGTCGCACTAACTGGCGCAATTAATGTAGCTTTAGGGCATCCATTTCAAGTCAATGACATTGTATTTTTTCAAGTGCAAGGGTATCAACGAGGAGCAACTGCATCGGCTACTATTTTAAGTTTAACTAATACTACGTTAACGCTAGGCAATTTTCAGAATTGCAGCGCAAACGATTCTTTAATAGTAAATGATTATATTTCATACGGTTTAACCTTTAGAGCATTTAGAACAAAAACCAATGGAGTAAACTTCTTTTTCGCTGGTGAAGCTCCGAATAACCCCTACCCTTTTACTTGCATTATTCCTACGGAAAATTTGCAAACAATCGCAACCGCCGATAATAATTTAGGCTATCAATATGAGGAGCCTATTTTTGGAGAAGAACCGGACGCACCGCCACGAGGTAAGGTAATAACAGTACACGACGGGCGACTAGTTTTAGGACAAGGGCAAACAGAACCTAATAGCATTTATTGGAGCAAAACAGGAGGTGCACCATCATCTAATTTAGAATCATTTCCAGCTTTAAACACCGCTGTAATCCCGTCGACACAAAAAGGGGGAATAACCGCGCTTATATCTGATAAGCCTGGCTCTTTAATTGTAGGGAAACCTACTGGTATTTATGTAGTTGAAGGCGATTTAGGGAATAGAAATTTTGGGGTAGAAATAAGAAACGAAGGAGATTGGGGGCTTGAATCACAATCTAGTGTTTCAAAAGTAAACGGTATTATCTTAGGAGTATGTCAGTTAGGTATAACCGCGCTGCAAGATGGAAAGTTATCAACTGGATTAACCTTACCTATTAATCCTTTAATAGAAAACGACCCCACATGGAACCCAAGTTTAGCAATAGCAATAAATGACGTTTCAAATAAAGAGTACCACGTTTACATACCCTATTTGAATACTAACTTTGGAAGTGGGAACCGCGAAGAGTTAGATAAATTTGTACACTTAGGATTAGATTATATTAACGGAGATATCTGGCTAGATAAGAAATACCCTAGAGGGATGCAACCATCGGGCGGTTTAGCTGTATATAATAATGATAGGTACCATCTAAGCTCAGGGAACATTACTACGGATTATATGGGGCGATGCTTTAGGCAATTAAAAGGTACCTCTTTAGTCTCTGATCACTATCAATTCCACGGGCAACCTATTCCCTACATAGTAGAAACTTACCCGATGCACAACGGCGATCCTAGCTTTGATAAGCTTTGGATAGAGATGAAGCTATGGAACTTGTTTTTAAGTGTGGACAACGACCTTGCAAGATTCGTGCCGTTTACTTGGACGATTAAAACATTCTTAGGCTTTAATAATTCAGTAGCTATAACTGATACTACTGAAACATTTAGCACAGTAAATGACTATGAAAAGATGATTAGTTTTTTTCAACAGCCAGAGGCTAGAGCATTAACTTTACAATTAACTTGCCAGACTATAAAAGAATGTCCACGATTAACAGGATTTGAGATTATCTTTAAAGATTTAAGCGAGCTGGGGCGATTTTATAAATGAAGATTAATCCTGCTACTCTTAAACAAGAATCTAACTTGTCGGCTACTGAGTTTTTAACAACTAGGGCTGATGACGTTGCATTGATTATGCAGCAGTGCGCTAATTTAATCATGCCGGTAGGCGCTCCGATTCCTTGGTTCGGGATAAACAATCCCGACCCAAAAAGATTTATTTTTTTAATTGGGTTAGTATTACCTATAAGCGATTACCCAGAACTTGACGAAATATATGGATTTGTATTTGGTAGAGATTTAACAAATAAAACTTTTAACACTCCGAACTTACAAGGGCGATACTTATGCGGGCTTGATGCTACTGGCACTGGGAGCTCACTTGGTGGTACATTTGGGGCAAAAGGTATGGCACATTTTCACGGTATGGGTACTGGTGCAGATTTAAATATAACAGCTTCAGGGAGCCACTCGCATAGCACTGGAGTAGCTAATCAGAATTTTGCAACTATAAACCCTGCTGCTGGTGCGAATGCTGCTGCTGGTGCTGTTGCTTTTGGTATAGGTGGCAATATAGCCAACACCGCAACAGCGACACACACTCACGGTAGCAGTAACATAGATGGGCGGATTGGTTTAGTAACTAACGGACAAGATGGTAATAGTGCTTTATTTCCTCCTAGTATAGCTTGTAACTTTATAACAAGATTTACCACAAAGTAAAATTATGTCAGATAAATTATTAACAGATAGACAGCGCACCGAATACGAGCGAATTAAAAAAACTAAGGGTAAAGCTGCGGCGGATAAATGGAAAGCCGACTTGTTAGCACGACAAGCGCAGCCAGCACAACCGAAACAACAAGCGGCACAACCGACGCCACAACCAGCGCAGCCAGCACAACCGAAACAACAAGCGGCACAACCGACGCCACAATCAGCGCAACCGAAACCACAACCAGCGCAATCAGGGGCAGGTCGACTATTAAGTGACAAAGAGCGAGACCAATACGAGGCCATTAAAAAAGATGAAGGCAAACCTGCTGCTGAGAATTGGAAAGAACAAATACTAACAAACCGACCACAACAAGCGATACCAGCACCACAACCAGCGCAACCAGTTGTACCGGCGCAACCTCCAACAGTAGCACCGCCAGCGGATACAGCTACCCTAGAGGCCGATTTGCAAAGAGCTAGAGAACTAGCCGCAAGATTTTATAATACATCGCCGCTTGAGCCGGTTGTTAATCCTTACCAATCGCAGATGGTAGAAATGCTTAACCGGCGGCAACAATTAAGCGATCCTAATAGCACATTCTACGCGGCTAAAAGGTCGGCGGATATAGCTGGGATAGTTGAAAGGATGCGCGAAGGACTAGAGGGATATAACGCCGCAGAGAACCAAGCACTACGCGAAGCAATGAATAGAGAAGTAGAGGCACAACTAGCTACAGATATAGAACGCGCTCGAAGCTCAAACGCCGCTAATTTAGTCTTTGGGGGTGCTGCTGCTGCGCGTGAGGATATAGCACGGCGCGGAGCTTCACGAGCAAAAGCTCAAACAGAACAAGATATATTTTTAAAGAATATAGATGAGAGACAGAGACGGCTAAGGGATTTTACTGAGATGGTAACAGGCACCGAAGCAGATGAAAGACGAAGAGCCGAAGAAGCAAGACGAAGCTATGAAGGGACGTTAGCTGATATGTCAAACAGAGATATCTTGCTACAACAAGAAAGAAACGCTTTAGAAGCTCAAAAACGCTCAGCGGAAGCAGGTGTTATGACTGGGTTAGCCAACATTTTGCAAGGAGGCAGGTCAACAGCGGCTCAAAATTTAGCAATGGAAGAGTTTTTCAACAAATTGAATAAATAAAATGGTAATACCAAGATTTTCTTTTGACCCAAGTTTAAACGAAGAAGAAGATATCTACTCTTTAGGGGTAGATATTCCAGAACAAGATTTTGAATTACCAGAGCTATCAGCTACCAATCTCGGCTCATTTGAAATGGAAGAATCACCTCCTTTAATGTTTAGAGGAGAAGCAAGAGCACCTAGAAATGAGCCTATCCGTAGTATCCCACAACCTGCACCGATGATGCAACAACAAGACCCATTAGCAATGATGGCAGATAGGATGCGGAGCCTATTTGATACGACTTCCATAGATGCAAAGATTCAAGAAAAAAGAAATTTACTAGATAGTCAGATTTTAGATAGCTACAAAAACCCTGAAACAAATATGCAAGATACGTTATTAAATGCAGCTATAAGCGCAGCACCAATGCTACTTGCTAGTGCATTTATTGATACAGGCAGGTATGGAGATTTATTATTTAAAGGTGCTGGGGCATCTTTTAAAAGAACGCAAGATATGCAAACAGCGGAAGCGGCTGCAGAACAAGAGATGCGAAAAACGCAAGCAAGGCAGACCGCGCAAGAAATAGGCGATTTAATTAATGAAAAGAAAGCACTTTCTAAAAGTGCAATAGATATAGAAAAAGAGCTACTCTTAAAGTCTATTCCTGATACTACAAAGCCAAGCTATACAGATGAAGCTCTCAGAGGTATAAGCCAACAAGCTAAAATACCTTTTGAAGTGCTAAAAGGGGCACCAGCTTCTGAGGTAGATAATTTAATTAAACAGTTAAAGCCAGAAAGCGTAGAAAAGCCAGTGGATTTAGAAACTGCAAAAGTGTTAACAACAGGAACAGAAATAGACCCACAAACTTTAGTAGGCAAACCATTTTCACAAGCAATGCAAACTACGAATGTTGCAAAAACATCTCGTGAGAAAGGATTTGGGGTACCTCTTACCTTAGAAGAAAGACAGAATTATGCCACACAATTAGGAGTCCCAGTTGAAGAAATCCCCGACGATGTGGGACGTGCAAGAGAATTTTCTAAAACAATCCAATCAGCAGAAAGGATAAAACAAAGACAGGAACAACTTGCTATAGCACAAAAAAAAGCTGCTGGAGAAGATAAAACTAGACCATCTCAAAAGACAGTAACAGGAGTAAAAGACGGAATAAAAGCAATTGAAAGGACGCAACAATTAGTTAATTTATTAAAAGGATTAGGAAATAATCCTATTACATATCAAGTATTAAAGGAGCTTCCAGGATTTGATGAGAGCCTAACAAAAAGGGCACTAACTCAATTAGTTACATCAGCAAGAAACGCGGCCGAATCTGGAGTACTAACAGATTCAGATCGAAGAATTTGGACAGGTATCGTAGTTGGTGGCCCACTAGAAAGTCCTGCGACTATAGCTAGAGGGTTAGAGGAGTTAGTGATTAGACCATCTATCCAAGTAGTAGAAACGGACTTAAAAGTCGCAAAAGCTAGCGAGAATGTAACAGAGGTTAAAGATATTTTTTATGATTTTCTAAAAGATAATCCAACCGCGAAACTTCCCGGTATAATGGGCTATAGTCCTTCAACAGAGTTTAAAGATTATATAAATGCAAAAACAGGACAGGTGGCTACTCCATCGGGACAACCGACAGCACCGACTAAGGTTAGAACTAGGGTAATTAATGGAGTTAGATACCCAGACACTCCAGAAGGCCGCGCACAATTTTTAAGAGATCAAAGGGGGCTTAAATAATGGATGAGTTAGAGCTTGCTTGGGAATCTGCCCCAATAGAAGATGAAGATGAATGGGAATCGGCTATAATTGAAGAGGAACCGACTGCGCCTTTAAGGCAAGAACCCGTTATGCCTAGCACTCCTATAGGAGAGTTTAGGAGTCCGGGATTCTTTGAGACTTTAGGAGAAAGAGCCAAAGGAGCTATTACCGCACCTTATGAAGCCGCAAAGACGGGGATATTAGGGCTTGAAGTCCTTACAGGGCAAGGCGAAGAGGGTGACAAAGAAGAGCTATACAGTAGAACCATTGAGCCATTCACACAGAAAGAAACATTAATACCGTTAACAGGAGCGGCTATAGGTGGTGGGCTTGGGCTTGTTACTACAGGGGGATTAGGTACAGGCGTAGGTGCAGGGCTTGGAGCTGCTGGAGCAAAACAAGTTGCCGAATGGTTTGGAGTTTTACCCGAAACAACCTTCGGGAGTAAAGCCGCTGATGTACTAGCGGATATTACAGGCGCAAAATTTGGACAAGTAGTTGGACGCAAACTTAAAGGTACTACCGAAGAGCGTGCGCCTACTAGGGCTTTTAGTGAACAGATGCAAGTAGAGGTACAGAATCCTAATGCACCTAGTCAACTTTTAGGATTTGCACCAAAAAATTTACAAGAGCAGCGCGCATCTAAAGACTTAAACAGAATCTTAAATGACCCTACTAGTGAAGTTAATCAAAAGTTTTTCACTGAAAGCGCAGTCAGTAAAGACGGGATAGAAACTTCTGTATCTCCTTCTACTATAGGTGAGGCAAAAAATAAAGCAACCGTTATAAAAGAGACAGCCTTACAAAATAGACTTGATTTTTTTCAAAAGTTTAAAGAAAAGTACGGAGATATAGAACTTAAAAAAGACGATAGATTTAAAACAGCTATAGAAAACACTGATCCTTGGAAACGGTTAGAGGCTGAAGTTAATACAGGGTTAAAATCCGGTAATAAAGAGATTGTAAATGAGGCTCTTAACAAAAAACAATATTTAGATAATCTTATCCTTTCATATAAAACTGGTGTTCCAATTAATTTTGAAAATATCCAATTCGAGATTGATAAAGTAAATGATGAGCTAAAAGAGTTACAGGCTTATAATAGCACTACATTAGGGCGACCAGAACTTGAGCCATCTCAAAAACTAAAATTTGAAACGGCAGAACTTAGACAAGCTGCTTTAATGCAAGTTAGAGAACAAATTTTAAAAAAAGCAGATCCAGAGTTTGCCGTTAAGTTTGATTTAATTAACAAAGAATACCAAGATGCAAAAGACCTAGAACGGTCATTTAGCACTATAGAGGATTTGCAATCTAAGCAAAGAACAAGAGAAGGAGCTGCCGACCAAGAAAGCGCAGAAGTTAGTACTCTAGGATATGCTACTGGAGCAGCTACGACAGGTAATGTGATAGGTGCTGCTTTCGGTGGTGCCATTAATCAAATACGCCAGACAATCGGGGGCGCTACTGATTACATAACTGGCAAAGACCCAAGATTAAAAAGGATGCAAGCTTTCGATAAAAAAACACAAGAAAGCTTACAACTGTTAAAAAACAGACAAGCCTTAATGCAAGGCGGCCAGCTTCCCAATCGTAGGCCAATAGTCAACCCAGACGGTACTATAGGGAAAATTACAACGGGAATCGGCTCACTTGCTGAGCTTCTAGGTATAGCACAAGCAGTTGTACCTACTAAGTTAAATACTCAATTAGTCTCTGAGGATGTTTTTAACTGGGGCGATTATATTTATAAGCAAGCTGCAACACCGCTACCGAATGAGGACATAGCTACCGCTGATATGCGAGCAACTGCAATGGCTCAAAAGTTTATTGAGACAATGCAAGGCACCAGCGAAAAAGATAAAAGAAAGATGCTTGCAGAGTTGCAAAGTCTTAGGATTATTCCTCATAACCCATATAATGAGATAGATGGAAAAATTGAATTACCACAAGACCGACAGTTATTTATTAACGATAAAAAAACAGAATTAAATAATACTGGCGATGTAATCAGTTTTGCTAAACAACTTAATGCAATGAGCAATCCTTACGACGGAGCTATTATCACAGATAAAGCTAAGTCAAAGGATGCTCAAAGGATTACAGATTTAGCCAATCAGTATCGGTAGGAGATTGTTTATCCTTAACTGCTTTTATTTGAACAGGGGTAAGCAATCCTTCTTTAATAATAAAATCAGTACAATCACAAGTATATCTATAGCCACGTTTACGCCAGCAGATAAGTAATAATTTTCCGCCAGCTTCTAACCATGTTTTAGTCAATTTATGACTTAAAATTGTTTTTTTATGGATAGATTTACCGTTTACGCCTGTACTTTGAACGCCCAGAATCTCCCCTTCTTTTAAGGCTATGTAATCAATAATGCCGAAAGCATCGTGACGCTTGCGAGTAAAGGCATTATACCGCTCTACTCGCTCGACAACGTAACCTTTATTTTTTAGAAACTTTATTGTTAGATCGTTGTAATTCTTCCGCACCTTCTCCCCCCTGATTACTTAAAGTTTTTAATACAGATTCTCTGCTCATGTTCAATGCCTCACAGCACCACTTAAAAGACATCGCATGATCTTCTTCGCTGTTAAACCATTGAAGAGCAGATTTTTTCTCCCTTTCATTGCTTTCCTCTAAGTCTCGTTTTGCGCGATTAACAACCGCGACTATTAAATCTACTTCAGGCATATCAACCTCCAGATACTGAGCATTAATTGTATAGTCAAACCCTGATTTTAAACCTTTTTTTCTCATATTTTTTTTTAAATACGTTTAAGTTTAACAACCTTGTAACTACTTCCAGGAACTACATACATTTTTTTTGTTACTTCTTTTATCTCAACCTCCCATTTATTATCCTGACTTCTCATTGTTTTTACCTCTTGAGCAATAGCTAAAAAATCCTCTTTTATTTCCTTTAATTGCTTGTCTAACTCTTTTATTTTTTTTTCGTGCTCTTTCTTTAGATTATTTAATTCCTCATAAGTTTCAAAGATTGCACTATCATTTTCAAAAACTATAATAGATTCTTTGGAATCTTCAGTAATAACTTTAGCTTTTATTTTGCTAGTATACGGCTGATTGTTCTCGACCGCTGTTATAAATTCCGTAGCGATTGCAAGCATCTTTTTATATTCTTCCGGGCTGTTATATATCTTATAGAAAATTAACTCGTGGTCACATTTAGCTATTAGATATCCCCAAGGTAATCCCGTGATTCCTAATTGCCATATTAACTGTATCCTGTAATGCTCAGGGCAAGTGTCTTGCCACTCGTGACGCTTGTACGCTGATACGTTTTTAACTTCTCCAATTCCCCATTGGTTGATGGTTTCATCATAAAGCCAAGCATCAGGGCTTGCTGTAGCTATATCAGTACTAACATCGGCATAGATGGCAAAAGGCTGAACGTGCTTTATTCCAGTTTGCAAAGTAAATTTTTCAAGTATAATACTTTCTAATTGCTTACCCCACCACATCGCATCGGTTTCAATTATACTAGATTCTTTTATTTTTTTTAGCTGGTATAAGTCCTGTACAGATTGCCAAGGCGATTGATGCAGTAAAACTGCAATCTCAGATGAGCCGATAGTATTACTACGGATAGACAGCCATTCCTCTGGATTATTATTTATATTTTCAAGTAGTAGCTTGCCTGTAATCTTTGGTTCCATTATCTCCCCTGATACTGAAAGTCTTTCACATTGTAGTACTTATTATTTTGGACAACAAGAGCCTTACAAGGCTGTTCCCATAATTCTTGAATTAAATTAATCGCCTCGTCGCAATTATTAGGGAGACAGTGCTTCTCCTTGCTTACGTTTTTTACCCACCAATTCAAAGCAATTTGGCGAGCCACGTTCTCATGTTCAAAGCATAATACTTTTGTAGCCTTACGACCTAGTTGATGTTCGGTTGACTTCTCAAAAGCCGTGAGGATAACTACCGGAGCAATGCTGCCTTGTTTGATATGCTTTTTATACTGAACAAATTGTAAATCCCACTCTTCAGGCTCGCTAATAATAGATAAAGATGACGCATTTTCAGTCAATTCTTTAAACTTTTGAGGAGCAGGAAAGCTATAATTACACTCTTTACAAGTAGCTGCATTTATATAGTTAGCTAAGCCACATTCAGGGCAAAACTTGCAGGGGGCTTTATTGTTCTTTTTATCGCTTGTTTTTTTAGTGTGCTGTAGTATATCAATCGGTCCGAATCGTTCGATATTACCGCCGAAGTCTAAGATTAAACAGTCCTTTTTGAACGGAGCTAAGCGACTCCCACGGCCTACTAATTGACAGTATAGCCCGGGGCTTTTAGTTGGCCTAAGTAAAGCGATTAAGTCCGTAGACGGAGCATCAAAGCCAGTAGTTAAAACATCTACACTACATATTGCCCTTAAAACTCCTGTTTTATAATTATGTATAATGTGACTTCTTTCATTATGAGAAAGTCCACCATGCACACACTCAACAGAAACGCCGTTACTTTTTAAGATGTTAGTTACTGTTAAGGCAGAATTTACGTTAGGCAAAAACACTAGCCAAGATTTACGAGATTGGCCAGCTTCTAAAATTTTAGGTATAGCTAAAGGGAGTACATCCCCTAGCCTACTTTCGACATCTTCAGACAAAAACTCACCTTTAGAGATTCTAATCTTTGATGTATCAATCTCACCTTGCATAGCTCGCTTAGAAACAAGAGGAGAAAGATAGCCTTGTTCTATTAGTTGCTTTATATCAATCTCATAGGCCACATCAGTAAAAAGCGCATTTTCTCCTTCGGTGAGTAGTCCTGATGTTGTTCTATATGGTGTAGCGGTAAAGCCAACACATCGAGCCTTAGAATTAATTGAAAATATAGTATTTAAAAATTTACGATAGGTAGTCATCTCTTTAAAAGGAACTAGATGAGCTTCGTCTATTAAAACAAGATTTTGTTTACCGAATTTATCGGGACATCTCCCGGCAGATTGTATGCTAGTAAAAGTTACATCTTTGATAGATTTTTTATTTAGAGAAGCGCAGTACATTCCTATCTTAGTATAGGGTAGCTGCGTCAATGCTTGCATCTTCTCAAAGTTTTGCTCTAGTAACTCTTTGCGATGCGCTATAACTATTAATTTAGTATTAGGGATAGTTAAAGATTTTTTTATTAATGCTGCTATAATAAGAGACTTCCCGGCTCCCGTTGGCAATACAGCCAACGGATGCGAGCCTTTATCTTTACAAAGAGAATCCCATAGAGCATTAACGCAATCCTGTTGATACTCTCTTAATTCCATTTTATTGTCTCGTATAAGTACGGTAACTTAATAAAAGTAATTCTTTAGCTAATAAAATATAATCTTGATTAAGGAACTCGACTCCATGGCTAGTCCCGTTTACTTCTACCCAAAAAGAATCTTTATTTATTTCCACAAATAGCGAAAAGTTATTTTCTGGTTTAGAAAGAAACCAATGACGACCAATAAAAGAATCGTTAGAAACAACAGGAGAGCCATAACCTAAAACTTCTTGGCCTAGTTTTATTAAATCATCTACGTTCATTTACTCCTCCCCAATTAAATCTTTAATATAGATACCAGCTTCTCTTTCTTCTTTGGTAATTTCGCAAGTATCTAAATTGCCTTGAACCCCACTCGCATCTCCATAGATTCCGCTCACATCGCCACTAATTCTGCTCACATCTCCCCTAAGTCCGCTCACATCGCCACTAAGTCCGCTCACATATCCACTAATCGCGCTTACATCTCCACTAATCGCGCTTACATCTCCACTAAGTTTGCTTAAATCTCCAGTTAACTTGCTTGTATCGCCTATCAATCTTTTAAGTTTTATTGTTGTTAATTTAGGTTTCATTTATTCCTCCCCAATTAAATCTTTAATATCAATACCAGCCTCTCTTTCTTCTTGAGTAATCTCGCAATCATCTAAGTTGCCTTCAAGCCCGCTCACATCTCCACGGATTCCGGTCACATCTCCATCAATTCCGCTCACATCCCCCCTAATTTCACTCACATCTCCACTAATTCCGCTTACATATCCCCTAATTCCACTTACATTTCCACAAAGCCCGGTTACATTCCCACGAAGCAAGCTTACATTTCCACGAAGCCCGCTTACATTTCCACTAATTAGGCTTACATCTCCACGAAGCCGCCTTACATTCCCACTAATTACGCTTACGTTCCCACTAATTGCGCTTACATTTCCACTAATTGCGCTAGCATCTCCACTGATTCCGCTCACATCTCCAATTAACTTGCTTGTATCGCCTATTAATGTTTTAGGTTTTCTTGTTAATTTAGGTTTCATTTACTCCTTCCCAATTAAATCTTTAATATCAATACCAGCTTCTCTTTCTTCTTGAGTAATCTCACACTTGTCTAAATCGCCGTATATTTCACTTGCTCCACCGCGTAAGCCAGTTATATTTCCACTTAAACCGCCTACATTACCAAAAAGACTTGATGCATCTCCTTTTATCCCCGTTACATCTCCACGAAGCCCAGTCACATCACCAAAAAGCCCGCTCACATCTCCACGGATTCCGGTCATATCTCCACTAATTCCGTGTGCTTCTCCCCATAGCCTTGTTGCATCCCCAAAAAGATTGCTTGTGTCGCCTGTTAGTTGGCTTGTATCGCCTATTAATGTTTTAGGGTTTCTTGCTAATTTAGGTTTCATTTATTCCTCCCCAATTAAAAAAAGAGCTATGCTCATCACATAGCTCCTTAGTTAACTTACCAGTTAGGCTCACTCTTCCAAAACTCTCCATCTTGTGCCGGAGCTGGTGTTTCAACTAACTTGGGCGGCTCAATCAAAGCCTTTGGAGTCGGTAGCCACTTCTTAATGGTGTTCTTATCCTTTTGGATAACTTGTCCTTGTTGAGTGGTATACGGCTTATCCTTCTCAACATCTACTTCGATATCTAACGGTTTATTGAGTAATGCCGTAAAGTCATTGTTTTTAAATATCATCACGGATTCAATTTGCCTCTTATCGGTTAAATTTGCAGCAATCGACCTACACAAAGCCGAAAGCTCCTCCATCGCTCGATTCTTAACTGCTGGTTTTTCATGCCCAATGTTAAAAAAGTCTGTTAAAGTATGACCGTAATAATCTCCTAGAATGACCCCATAAGTTACGCGCAAGTGAAAACCTGCACTGCTTTTATTTTGGTATATATCAGCCGATTGAACCTGTACGGTATATCTACCTTTTGGGAGTACCTCGTTACTGCCGGACGTTCTCCCTAGTGCTGCTGTAATGTTAGTTAAATTAAATTCCATTGTTTTATCCCTTTATTATTTTAATTTTCTACTATTTTTTGAGTGTTTGAATTTGCTTTAATTAATGTTACCAATTCTCCCCAAAACTTAGACGGCTCACCTTCAGCAATTTTTAATTCATGCGGTAACTTATAACGATTTTTAGCGGCATAAGCTGGACGTTCTCCGGTATAGATTATCCGTTGACCATCTCCGAAAGCCTTAGTCTTAATCGTACCGAAAGACCCCTCAGTCCTCATAACGCTCACATCATAGGTTAAAAAGAAAAGGCAATCACACCATTCAGAAAGGATAGCCGAAGCTCTTTTATTTAAATCTAATTGGAACCTCTCGTAACTATCTTGTCCCGGTAATTCAACTTTCCTCACTTGACTATGAGCAAGCAAAAAAACTACCATATTTTTAGCGCGTCTTAATGTATCTAACTTAAATACAATTTTTTCCCACTCAACCGCAGCCGCGTCATAGCCTCGACCATAAGGCACTGCGCTGATATCAGGCACGTTTAATTGCTCAGCAACATGCCGATGAACTAAGCGCTCAAGCCAATCAAGCGAATCGATAACAACTGTACCGTGTGTGTGTTCATTGTTTAATAAAAAATCTAGTACACCGATGAAATCGCTATACTTTGAAATTAAATCAGTAGCCGGAACGCTTAGATCCACTAGCCCATCCTCTAACTGTATAAATACAGGTGATGGAGTCTTAGACGCTAAAGTGGTTTTCCCAGCTCCTTGGATACCGTATAAAATAATTCTTGGCGGTAGTAATTTTCTATTTGCATTAAATGGTGACATGTTCTCCTCCGATGTTGTATAAAATATAATATACAACAAGTAAGAGGAGAGTGCAAGGGTATGTTAACAGCTCAAGAGTTTTTAGAAAGGTTTAGAAGTTTGCATTGTTTTCAGATATTTGGAGACAATGCCGAAGCGAAAAAGACTATATTCCCTCGATGGTTTTTTAATACCTTTAATGAAGCAGAGAAGCAACTAAGAGAATTAAATAATCGAGGCGGCGGTATTTTTTTTGTAGTAAATGAAACCGATGGACAAGGCAGAACAGAGAAGAACATTACAAAGATTACGAGCTGTTTTGTTGATTTAGACGGCGCACCTTTAGACGCTGTTTTAAATTGCGAGATAATGCCTTCTATTGTGGTTGAGACTAGGCCAGGCCGTTATCATTGCTATTGGTTCGTGAAAGACGTTAGCTTACAAGACTTTCCAGTTATTCAGTTAGCTTTAGCTCAGAAGTTTAACGGAGATAAGACCGTCAAGGATGTATGTAGGGTAATGAGAGTCCCTACCTTTTACAATCAAAAAGATAATTCCTTTTTAGTTAGAGCGAAGAGCTTAAATAAAGATGTAATATCAGGCGACCAGTTAATTACTAAGCTAGAATTAAACATTCACGCAAGTATTTCTGAGTATACAAAAACAACTGTAAAACTCTCTGAAACTCATTTAGTAGGAGAGGGAGAGCGTCATGAAACTTTGATGAAACTTGCTCGTAAATGGGCAGCAAAAGGGCTTGAAGAAAGCGAAATACTGGATATCTTAACTATAGCTAATAATAGATTTACGCCGCCATTACCGGCATCACGGTTTGAAGAAGAAGCACGTCGCATTATATCCACTGTCAAAAATTATGAAGGCGGTACCCTTGGCACTGTTCAGATTGTAAGCGATGAACCAGACGAGGAAGAGGAAGAGCACAAGATAGAGCTACCAGCTACGGCAATTACAGACGATATAGTAGCAAAGGCTCCTAACTTAGTAGGCGAGCTAGTCAAAGCAATAACAGATAGTGCTATATTCCCGATTCCTATTTTAGCTTTACAAAGTGCTTTGGTGATTGTGTCAATGCTGAAGCGCAAAAACTATGTAGGATATTTTAACGGATTTTGTAACCTGTACACCATCGGCACCGGCTCTGCTGCGGGCGGTAAAGGTCATAACCTAAGCTGTGTCGATAGCATCCTAGCTGCGTGTGGTGCTGATGGGTATACAGTTGGGAAGCTTGTGTCCAGTCCTTCAGTTAGTACCGCATTAAATAGGACAGGAGGATGCTCCTTGAGCATGATTGATGAAGCCGGTATTTATTTAAAGCCTTTATTAATAAATAGATATTCAGACAAAAACGCATTAGGGCTTAGGGAAACCCTAATGGTAATGTTTAATGCTAACAGGAAGGTGAGGGGGGCTGAATACAGCTCAAGACAAGGCGCAACCGAACGTTTAGACGTGCAGAGTCCATTTTTAAGTGTCTATGGTGTTACAACTCCTGAGACTTTTTATAGCAACATTAGCGCAGAACACGCAGCCGATGGGTTTTTAAGTCGATGGCTTATATTTGAAAGCATTGAACCTGAACAGCGAAAAAGAAATTGGAGCGCAGGCAATAAAGAAATAGACATAAAGCTACTTGAAGAGCTGCAAAGAATCTCCAACATTCTTACCGCTAGGCCGATGAAACTTAAATTTACATCAGGAGGAGAGGATTTATATAGAGATATTATAAATTACTATGATAAAATAACCCAAGAAAAGAAAGATACTAACGAAGTAAGTATAAGAGGACGACAAGGTGAACACTTTGATAAATTGTGTACTATTTTATCTAATATTGATAATGAAACCAACATTGAGGCGATAGAGTATGCCAATAAATTAGTAATCGGATGCTCAGATACTTTATGTACTCATCTAACGGATGAGAATTTACATAAAAGCTCGATAGGGGAAAAGACTGAGCAATTTATTAAGTTTTTAAAGTTAGGCGGTCGAAATGGACGCACAAAAACTGAAATATCAAAGCGAATGTATCACATACCAGCGAAAGAGCGCGAAGAGATTATGAATACTTTATTGGAAGGTAAAAGAGTCAAGGTATGGCAAAGGCCGACACGCACTGGACGGCTTGAAACAAGACTTAGATTTGTAAACTAACTTTATTCTGTATAAGATATAACGCTCCTAGGTCGTCTACCTGTATATATGTAGACGATAGTAGCGTTTATTTTTTCTAAGTATGCAAAGCGTGATTCTTTGCTAGTCCGTGGGTTAGCTCGCGCATATTGAGTCAAGCTCCAACCATTTTTTAAATTTAGTTTTTTGTCCATTATTCCCCGTTGTTTTTAACTTATAATATACAGCAACAAGGGGCAAAAAAAAAGAGAATTAAACCTTTTTAAGGGCTTAATCCTCTAAAAAACTTACACAAGTAAGGTATTTTACCTTGCGAACTCTCTCTCTACACAACTAACAGCGATAACATCACATGAGCGAGCTAGTAGCTCCTTTCTAAACTCTTCTGCTCTTTCAAGCGAATCAGTCCTGAACACATAAACGTTACCCTCTTCTTTCCACGTTACTTTATACATATATCCCCTTACTATTTAAAATACTAATTTTTAATTTGGTAATAGTTTTAAATACCCCGACTAGTGATTCTTGCCTGTTAAATAAAGCGTAGCCTCCTTCTACTTTATTAAAAAACCCCACAATATCGCGATCCAATGTCACGCAAAACTTAAAATCTGGATGCGTAGTTTTTCTTGCACGCATACTCTGTAATCGTATCACTTGCAAACTCCAGCCATACTTTTTAGTTGCTCGACTGTAACCTTTAATTGCCTAGCAAGCTCTTTTAATGTTTCTTGGTCATTAATATCAACGCATTGTTTAACTAGCTCAATTAATTCTTTGGGATTCATAAGTCCTCCTATTATGCCTTATACTTTTTAGATGCGTCCTTCTCTTTTTGGGATTCAGGTAAATTCTTTACTTTTTCATAAGCTGTAGTCACTTGTTTTTTAGTAGGTTGTTTAGTCATGTTATCCCTCTTTTTATTGTTAATGTATTATTATAACTCTGTAAGTAAAGGCATCTGAAAAGTTTGCATTCGTTTTTCTATAACTTTAAACCAATGAGGATCTAATTCGATCCCAATAGGAAACCTCTTTAATTTTTCGGCTGCAACTAAGGTCGAGCCACTTCCAGCAAAACAATCAAGCACTATAGCACCGGGACGAGTCGAGGCACTAATAATGTTCTCAAGCATCGCTGCAGGTTTTTCACAAGGATGCCTTCTATAACAAATATGCACTGCAGGAAACGTCCAAACATCCGTGAAAGGTACTTTTGCCGACACCGAAAAAGGACGGCGTAGGTCTTCATACTCGCGGCGTAAATCGTCATATTCACGGCGTAGGTCGTCATATTCACGGCGTAGGTAGTCCCCACCGTTGGCATTAAATAATTGGCGTAAAGTTGCGTAATGTTTAGCTGTTGGCAAAATCCACTGTTTTTGAGCAAACCAGTGGGACGCCATTTGCGTATTAGTACACTCATCCACTTGTTGCAGCGTAATGTTTGCTTTTTGCCTTTCCCCGTCTAAATATGCTCGCAAAGGCTCAAAAATAAATCCTCGTAGCTCATCACATTTAGCTGCGTAGCCAGCTTCTCCCTTAGTAATGTTATCTGCTCCGTAATGTTCACAAAAAATAATCCGCTCAGATTCTGGAAAATAATGCCGCATAGTTTCTTTGCAGTTTAATCTGCTCCAACTATAACCGTTTTTATTCCAAACGATATGATTTAATACATTAAATCTTTCTCCCAGCATCACCTCTACCCGTGCCGCCATTTTAGAGGAGGCGAAGCAATACAGCGAGCCATTAGGCTTTAAAATACGCTGCCATTGCTCCGCCACTTGGTCGAGCCATGCTAGAAATTGAGCCGGTTTATCCCACTGCCGATCCCAATAATCAGCCTTTACTTTAAAATAGGGTGGATCGGTTATAATAGCGTCAACTGAATTGGCTTCCATCGAAGCCATAACCTCGAGGCAATCCCCGTGATGTAGTGTGTATGTCATGTTTAGCTTTAAGTTGATGTATTAAATTAAAATAGTTTTTGCGGTGCGTAGGTAGCATGTTTTATTCGAGCTTCTGCAATGCGTAAGTATTCCTCTTCTAATTCTATCCCAACAAATTTAAAGCCTTCTAGGATTGCAGCCTTGCCGGTGCTGCCACTCCCCATAAAAGGGTCAAGCACGACTCCGCTTAATGGTGTTACTAATCGGCACAAGTAGCGCATAAGATTAATTGGTTTAACTGTGGGATGAATGTTTTTATTTCTAGGGATTGGACGGCCTCGAGAGTCTTTCCCTTTTAATGTTCTTTTAGCTTGTTTTTCTTCAAATTCATCAAGCCCTTCGTCGCGGTCACGCTGAGTAGCCTTAGAGCAATAAAAGAACCGGGCGGCGGAGCCGGTGTCGGCATACCCAGAGACCACCCCAGGTAAGCCACTGGCGCCGCCGTGGTAGCCCATGGTTCCGTTTGGGTCGCGTACACCACAAGTACTTGAGGCCGCCTGCGGAAACAACCCCATAACCTCATCGCTTCCATCATGGGTAAAATTAGCTGGCCAGCGGCCGAAAGTAAGAGCTCCTACCCGGCATCCATCTATATTGATTGCGCCAGTGCCATACTTCAGCACATTGGCGGCTACAGTGCCCTTTAAGGGCTTGCGGGCCATGATCACGGGCTCCCATGCCGGTTTAAGCGCAGTGCCCCAGCCTTGCCATTGGCCTTTAAGATTATGCGACTTAGGGAAACCACTTGAGTAGACCCACATCACACAATCGCGAATCTCCCAGCCAGCATCCTCAATAGCACATGTTAACCGGTGAAATGTGCGAGTACCGCCGAAGGCCAACAAGTGCGCTCCCGGTTTAGCGACTCGCAAAGCTTCTTGCCAAAAAGCCTTGCCCGGTACGCCACAATCCCAATTCTTACCCATAAAAGATAAACCATAAGGCGGATCAGTCACGATAGCATCAATCGAGTTGGCTTCCATTAAAACCATAACCTCGAGGCAATTTCCGTGATGTAGTGTGTATGTCATATTTAGCCTTAATTCGACTTTCAGTTGTTAAGGATTACTTAACAACTGCCTTAAAGTGTTAATCTCAATACAGCAATTACCCGGGCAATCATTCTCGGAGCCCTCACCTGTAGGGCATGCCGCTGTAATGAACGTAAAAGTAGCTAGAATCGCAAGTTTCGCCATTTGCTTAGTAATATACCTCGAAGCATGACCAAGCGTCTTAAAAGGGTTGCAAGGCCGTAGGCATTGCCACTGCCAATAACCATCAATTAGGCGAGCCTCGAAAGGGTACCAGTTTTCTTTATTGTCCTTGCGAAGCTCCCAGCGTATAGAAGCAAGTTGCCAAGAGCTAGGGCAGATTACGTTCTTTTCGTTTCTCATAATATCCTCCGTCGATTATGTTTATATGATGCATTTATTAAATGTATCGGTCAATAAAAATAAAAAAAATGATATTTTTTTAAAATATAATACTGTTTTAGAAAAAGCTGATGTAAATTACATGCCCTCATGCCCGGGGCGTCAAATGGGTGGTTTCAGGGGTGGTGAGAAAGCTGTGGAAAAGATAGATAAGTATATAATATATATAGATAATATTTTTTATTTCATTTTCACTTCTCTCACACCCTTTTTTTTTCCGACACGCGGTTTTTTCTCTCGCTTCGTGATGTATTTATGCTTTTTTTTTACGGGTGTGACGGGTGTGAGGTTTGCTTAATAAAATCACACTAGTTAGATGCTTTTAATGTTCCTAAAATGACCACGGGCATCACGGGCATGTAATTTGCATCAAATAATATCAAGGGGTTACGGTCAAAATCAGGCACTTACGAGCGCCAAAACGGCATTTTATTTTATTAGGTAAAACATAATGTTATCTAGTGAGACAGAAACGGTGGTTGGGTTCTGACAGGTAAAACATTGGTTGTAAAACGTCGGTCTAGTTCTACCAGATAAAACAATAGTTGACAAACGGCGTTTGATTTATATTAGTTAGAATGACCATTCTACTAGGGGTTGACTATCTTTTTTAGATGTAATAGGCGCAGCACTTTTTATTCCTTTAAAATTCCACTAATCGTTTAAATATAGCGAATCCCTATTTTACCTATTGACAAACAAAAAAAAGTGATAGCGATTCTTACCTACTGAGAACTGTAATTCTCAGTAACTAAAAAAAAGTAAATTGAAATAGAAATTGCAAAAACAAATTGAAACTTACTGGCATATTTTGTAGGGTGCCCTATCCTCAAAAAGTGTTAGTATAAAAGTATACTAATGTTTCTCAAACATTGTTTTAAAACTAGATGCGCCTAGGGCGTAGGTGTGCTTGGTGCTGGCCAAAATTCCCAGCGGAAAAACTCGAGGGGGGGTATGGGGTCTTTGCTTTTTGGTAAAGTCCTTGTCTACCCTCCCCGAAAGATTTTAG